TGGTTGGTTGCAGTTTAAGATACAAAAAGTTGCTCCGTGAGAGATATAGTTCTTACACCTAAACAAGAAGAAATAATCAAAGCGTTTTTTGAAGGAAACAAACTATGGATAATGTCTGTTGGTGGTAAAGGTTCTGCAAAGACTACTGCGACTTTGTTTATACTCCTAAGATTGATGTTTGACCAGCAATACGCAAAAAGCAAAATACTTGTAGCACGGGAAAGTCTTAGAGATTTGAAGAACACGTTGATTGACGAGTTTATCAGGCTTTGCGCTGAGAAAGGCATCAAGCTTGGCATAGACTATGATGAAAACAAACAACTTCAGAGGATTTACTCGTATGTAAATCAGTCCGAAATATTCTACCTAAGCTTGTCTGACAAGAACGAGCAATACAAAACAGTCCGAAGCTACGAATTCAATGTTGTAATAATTGACGAGTTGGACAGACTTAGCCAAAAAGCTTTTGTTGAAGCATCTGAAAGGCTTAGATACCCACATAAGTTTATCAGAGGTCTTGTAAATTTAAACCCAGTTCCAGAAACGCACTGGATTTATAAAGAGTTTGTAGAAGAAAGCGGAGCTTTTGCTCCTTTTACACAAATTATCAAATCAAGCGTGTATGACAATTTTGTGTATGTTAAGCTGTCAAAAGACTTTCTTGCTACAGCGGATACTTACATTTATGAGAATAAAGTCTTTTACGTTATTAACAACAGGCGGTATGAGATAGTTTCAGAGAAAGATGGAGAAGTGATAGCTAAGCGGTATAACCCACCGCACAGCTACCTTGCACAAATGGAGCATAGACCTTATTACTACAGAAGAGTTATGCTTTATGGTGAGTGGGGTAATGCTTACTTTGAAGGCAACGGTATTTACACTGAATACTTCTCTGAAAAAAACATTTACTCCGACTGGAACCCAAATGCGACATTACCTTTCTATTACAACTTCTACGCAGGAATAGACTTCGGTTTGAGAAGACCAGCATATGTCCTGCTTGTTGAAGATGAACTTGGTAGATTGATTGTGATGGATGAATTGCTTGGCGAGAATGAACCTCTGGCTGTGTTTATGGAGAATGTAGCAAAACGGTTGAGAAGCAATTTTGGTATTACTATTCACGATGTGGAATGGTGGGGCGATATAGCTGGAAGACAGAGAGACCAGTATGAAGGTTTATCCTTGCTTAAGAAAATTCAAGATGAGTTTAGAATAAGTATAAAAACCATGCAAGTCCCACAACTTCAAAGCATAGAAGCGATACGAGACATGCTTATTACAGATATTCAAGGCAAAAGATGGTTGCGTGTTTATCAAAACTGTCATATAACCATGAACGGTCTTTTGGGTGAGTTTCAAGTTGATGAGAGAGGTAAATTACTGAAAGACGGTTACTACGAACACATTCATGATGCTTTGCGTTATGTTTGTTATCCGCTTTACAGAAAGGCAAAAACCTCAAAATTTGTAATAAAGACACCAAAATATTGACAAATTTTTCGCACTATCTATATTAATAGACCAATGGAGGTAGATGATGAGTGATAGGCTTGAGGACTTGATTAAAGAAGTAGAAGCTTTGCTTGGAAAAAGCGAGGAGAATTCTTCTGAACAAGAAAACCAACCCGAGCAGAATGTAGATTATCAACAGCAAAATTATGAAACTGAAGAGCAAAACGGTTATCAGCAAGCGTATCAGCAAATGTATTGGGAAAATCAGAAAAATCTTGGAAGAAGCATATTTCTTAGCAGACACGCAAACTTACCAAACATTGGTAAATATTTACCGTTCATAGAACAGCGAGCAGAACAGAAATTTCAGATAGACCTTGCACAAGGTAAAGTAAAAGATAGCTACGATAAATACTTGGAAGAAGCTTTTAAAGAAGTGCTTGAAGAGTTAAAAGTTATAAGCAAGGATTATGTAGATATAAGCAAAACTACAATTTTGCAAGAAAACTTAGCTAAGCAAACTGCTGAGAAGCCTTACACTATCAAAGACTACAGGAACGACTACAAAAAGATGCTTGAGTATATCACTTACAAGGATGTGGCGGACATAGTCTATAAAGATGGTTCTGAAAGAGGTAGATATGGCGAACCTAAACTTAGGCTTGGCGAAACGATTAATGAGATTAATATTTAAATAAAGGAGGTATAAAACATGGCGATATTTTGGCAACCTACTATAACACCTATGAGCCAGTTAGGTTTTAGCGATGAAGAGTTTTTCTCTTACACTACTGAGGTAGGAACCTACAAGCTTAGCAGAGCATCTATAAGCAAAGAGATAATGAAGAGAGCAATGCCTGAGCTAACGTTCAGGAAGTTCGTTTCCAAATGGACTGACTTCAGAGCTGGAACAGACAGATACTTTGAAATGTGGAAGAAGACTACAGCACCGTATTCCCAATATTGGAGACCTGTGGGGGAATTTGACCCTCTACCTACTGTGATGCCTGCTTACAAGAGATATTCAGTAAGCGTGGAGGAAAGAGGTGCTCAGATACCCTGGACAGAAAGAGCACAGATTTTTTCTGCGATAGATTTAGAAAGCGAAATCAGAAAGCATCTTGAAGAAGTTGTTATTGGTTCTATAGAAAGAGACTTGATAAAGAATGCGTTTATGTATCTTGATGTGCTCGGTCTATACACCACAAGCGGCCTTGAAGTGCGTGTAGGAGTGTCTCTAAATTCTACAAAGACTTTTGCGGAAGAGAGCGGTTTTCCTATTACAATTAACCAATATACAATACCAGCTGGCACAACCTTTGCACCACTAACACTTAGTGCTATAAGACAGTTTGTAATGGAACTGGCAAGGCAAAACTGTCCAAGCTACGACGGAAGAGGTTTTGGTAGATATGTAATAATCATAAACGCACAAGCAAAGAACAGAATATACTCAGACCCAGAGTTTCAAACTATCTTCTCCAGACTGCAAGATGCGAGAGTGTTTAAAGAAGGATACATCGGAACCTACTACGGACAAGAGATTGTTGAGGATAATGGCAGATGGATAGAGTTTGTGTTTGGTGAAGTCAATTCAAACCTGCTTGATAAGTCCATATGCATCTTTCTTGGAAGAGATGCTATCAGAGAAGCTATTGTGAAACCTGAAGAGTTTATGCATCAGAAAGGAGACTTCAACAGATTTCATGCAATAGGTGTGAATACTTATAGAGGCGAACAACCTACTTGGTTTGCGGTAGAAGGACAAGCAGTAGGTGGTATCTTGATAGCTGGTTAATAAATCATGACAAATGAGGAGCTGGTTAGGTTTGTTATAGAAGACCGTAAGGTTCCGTATAACGACCAGCTCCTCATCCTTGCTTATCAATATTTCAAGCTTGTAATTGAAGACTTAGAAAAACGCAACAACTTCAACTACATGCGTAGAACGTCTCTTTTTACTCTTCTCAAAGACAACTTTTCTGTCAATTTTACTGAAGATATAAAGCAGTTTAATGAGATAGTAGATAAAAAGCTTAGAATGAAGCTAACGGGCGATGAGGATGTGAAAATGCTTTTTGCTTATGCGACAGATATAAAAGGCATACCGTCAAGGTTTTTGTATATCCCGAACACTAACTCAATCGGCGGAACACTTTACTTTGATTGTCCAGCGTCTGACAATATTGAGTATATAGCAGACTACTATGTTTATACCTACAGAAGCAACCTCGTGGAACCCACACAATCACATCCTTTGATTTTTGAGAACAAGACTTTACTAATTCATGCGTTGAGTTTCTGGATTGAGAGATACTTTACAGCAGACATTAGTCTTGAAGCACAAGCAAAAGCAATGCAAGAAGCACTTGAGAGAAGTGTTCAGTCAGCACAACGGTTCAAGAAAGCAAAACTTAAATTTTACTTTAGGAGGTATTAGGAGTGGGTTTTAAACTAAAGCTACCTAAATTAGGGAAAATAGGAAACATACTTAAACCAGCTTTGCCTATAATAGGCACAATAGCTGGCGGTTTAATAGGAGGAAAAATTGGTGGTATATTAGGTGGTGCTTTTGGTAGTAACATAGGAAGAATAATAGGTGGTGTTGCTGGTGGTATGTTAGGTGGGTCTGCTGGTGGTATAAGACTTCAAGACCAATTTTCTACTCAAGTTACGATACCTCCTTACGCACAAAAAGGTGCAAGTATTTTAGAGCAGTTGCTTGGTCAATCATCTCAATATGCACAAACTGTAGCAAGCATTAAACGACCTTACTTAGACCAAGCGAAAGCGTCTTTTGAAAGTTTGCAAACTGAAATACCAAACCTGTTTAGTAGAACAAAAAGTGAAGTTTCAAGTCTTTACGAAGACTTACTTTCACGAACACAAAACATAATCACTTCAGAACAAGCAAAACAAAACGCAAGGCTTGGTGCTTTAGGATTGTTAAACACTCAAGCACAACAATGGACTATGGCAGACATTTTGAATAGAACTGCTTTTCCTATCTTGCAAGAGAAAACCAGAACTTTAGCTGGACTTTCTGAAGCACAAACTGATACGATGCTGAAGTATCTGTTTGCGAAACCTGACTTCTATATAAGACTTGCTGATGAGATGGTATCTGTAAATCCTTATATTCTTGAACAGCAGTATAAAATGGATATAGCTAAAGCTTTGATGGGTGTTCCAACAATCGTGCAACCTATTTATAAGCAAGGGTTGTTAAGTTCTTTACCTCAAATAGTAGGTTCTGGTATCGGACTTTATAAATTATTAGCTAAATAGGAGGTGAAGAATGGCTAACATCGTTGTTTTACCCACTATTGAGGTTCCAAACCCGTTTGGAGTTTTAGCTGAGGTTTTAGGAAACCAAGTAATACCTTTTATCGTAGAACTCTCAAGAAGCAAGGAGCAGATAGCCTTGTTTTCTGACAAAGAGCTAACTGACCACATACCTATTCTCAAGCGATTTGCTCCAGATTTGCTTACGCAAGATGATAAAATAGACTGGAATAAAGTTGAAGAGTATGCTAAGTCTGAAGACCCGTTTAAACAAGAAGTAGCAAGTTATCTAAACAAAGTTAGAAAAATGAGAGAAGAATTCGCAAATCTTCCTGTTGGAGAAAAGTTGGAAAAACTGAGTTTTTACGCTACAGCAACTAACCCCAAGATTTTAGAGAAAAGTTTTAAAGTTAAAATCATTACAGAAAAATATAACGAAGCTTTAGATAAAGCTGATATACCTGAGGAGCTAAAGCTTCTCCTTCGTGCTCATGCTTCAGAACTTGCAGAGAAAATAGCAGAAAGACCAGAACTTTTTAGCTCCTATATAAAACTTCTTGAGAACCTTAGCAAA